TAACGACTCTTTAAAAGACTCAGGCACATAAGACATGAGTTTCTCTTGAGCAGCACCAACAGCACTTCCTCCAGCAATACCACCACCAATAGCCCCAATGAGACCACCAGCTAGCATACCACCTGGTACAGGAGAAGCTGCTCCTAGAGAGGCTCCCAATTGGGCTCCACCAATGGCACCAGCAATACTACCTGCTGTAGGCACCAAGCTCTCAACACCAGCTTTAGCATAAGCAGCTGTACCAGAAGTAGAGCTTCCTAGTTTGCTCATGTGGGGGTGTATTAGGTCAACCTCTTCATCAGATAGACCTTTAGCACCTTCTTTTTTATATTTGAGTAATGCGTCTACTTCCGCATCGGATAAAGAGTCTGTCCATGAAGCCATAAAATTCCTTTATTTGCGCGTTAGTGCTTCTAGCTCTGCTCGTTTTTGAGCTGGAGTTAGATTTTTTCCTGTTGAGTTTGCTGGTCCTAGAGGAGAAATTGGGTTGGTGGCAATGCCTCCAACAGTTCCAATATCAGCAGTACCATATTTAGTAATTTCAGCTTTTAGTTTAGCAGACTGGGCTGCCTGAGCATAATACATGGCTGCTTTTTCTGAGTCAGTTTCTTTTCGTGCGTTTTCTAGATTCTGAGCAACTTGTTGTTCTAGGCCCTTAACCGTGTCTGCTTTTGTTTTACTTGCTTCTGCTTTTGCTTCAGCAGTGTCCCTGCGTTGGTCTGTAGCGTATTTAGAAGCATCTGCACCAATACGAGCAACGTCTTTAGCTTTCTCTCCCTGAATACGCAATTTCTCAAGTTCCTGTCTCATACCAACACTACCCATAGCAGAGTGTTGAGCCAGTGCTCCAATGACATCGGGAAGCTTTTCACCACTAACACTGTTTATTTTATCTTTCCATGCGTCCACTGCTCCTTGACCACCCATTTTAAAGAGTTGTTGATAGGCAGCAGCATGTCGTGCAGCAGGAGGAAGTTGTTTGAGACTTTCTGCACCTTTTCCCAAGATGTCTACTAAAGCATCATTTTGTTTAATGTTGTTGTTCAACACCTCATACTCATTACTACTATTGGTTTTAGCTATATTACTTGCCTGTGTAGCACCATAGGTGTCGGCTTCCATAACTTTCCTACGGCTATCTGCACCTATACCAGAAAGACCAGCTTCTAGTCCTTGATTACCAAGACGTAGTTTCTGAACTTCTAATGGATTCATTATCTCGTTCTGAGCATGCTTCTGTAAGAGGTCTTGTATTTGTTGTTGCTGATGAGCAGTGTTAGCCTCAGAGGCATAGTTGTTTAGAGCTTCACGCTCACCAGCCCACATAGCAGCAGTAGTAGGCCCTAAGTTTTTAAAGAGCGTTTCAAGAGAGTCTGCCATGTTATTCCTTACCGTTGGTAAATGTTGTATGTAGGTGTAGGTGTTGGACGAGGAGTGTTAGCTTTCTGCCACTGACCAAACAAACTACTCAAACCACCGGCACCAGAATTGGTCAAACTATCGTTAAACATAGTGTTTTGTTGACCTAAGGTACTTGCTAAGGTGTTAGCTTTAAGTTGAGCAATTTTAGCAGCTAGGTCAACAGAACGAGGACCCACTTGACTATTGCGACCAGCAGCAGCATCTGTACGTGAAACTTGTTGCATGAGTGCTTCATATTCAGGAGAGCCTGGAGCATACATACCGTTCACTTGATTTTGTACTTGGTTAAAGCGGTCTTTCTGGGCACCAGCTTGTTTATTCTTAGAGAACATATCTATTAAACCACTACCTATAGCCATAGGACCCATTGTGCCTAGGCTTTTACCCATACCTTCAGGACTCCATGCATCTCCCATTGCTTTAGTAGCACTGTTTCCCATACGGGAGAGCCAACCACCCGGCTGTGTTGGTTGAGTGCCTGTTCCTGTTGGGGTAAAGTCTCCCATTTGTTCTGACATATCTGCAGCAAGAGGGGAAGTGGCTGGTGTGCTACTACCCATAGCATTTAAATCTTGCCAAGCGGTAGGAGGCATGTCTTCAGGACCCCATAGAGGGTCAGCACCTCCTGCTGATGTACCCGCACCAGACAACCAGTCCTTACCTGCTTGTCCTCCAAAATAGCCCATAGCTCCACCGGCAGCAGCTCGTAGAGGGTCAGCACCATTGTTAATGTCATAAGCAGCAAACGCAGGAGCAGATAAACCTCCTGTAGCCACATTAGTAGCCATTCGACCCAAAGAAGAGTCTACGAAAGGGCGTGAAACATCATGCCAAGCATTTGTTAGAGCATCAGTTGTACCGCACATTATAATTCCTTATCAAAGATATACCCGTAATGCTCGTATCCGAGTCTTGGGAAAAGTGTTTTAGATTTCTCAGGGTCTATCCCAGTGCTGTGATATAACACAATCTTGTTAGCGTTGTTTGTTTTAGCCCAAGCTTCAAACGATTGCAGCATACGAAAAAACTGTGTTCCACCTCGTAAGGCTGGAACTACATACATTCCCATATCCACTGCAATTTTCCTACCTGTAAAATACTCAGTGTTCATAGTGCCTAAAAAGAAGGCAACTATCTTACCATTGGTTTTACAATAGGTTATATGAAACCTATCTGGCTGTGTTAGTGTAAGGTCTAAAAGAGACCAAATACTTTGTTCATTATAAGGAGTGTCATTATAACGACTTTCTGTGTGTAAAAGCTTTCCTAGTTCAAGAAGCTCAAAAGCATCTTCCCTAGTAAGTTTTGTATGTATTGTCATGCTAATAAGACACTCTTCATAGTGCCTCCATCATTTGCCCAGAGTTTAAGCAAACCTGAGGTTGTGTTTTTATAAATAGCCCAGTTGCCTGCTGTAATGGCGGCTGTTGTAGGGTCAGCCGCTGCTGAGTTGACCGTCATTGTAGCAGTTACCCTAGCAGCTTCTGTAGATGACACATGATAGGCACCAGTACCCAGTTTATTTGTCAATAGGGCGTGGTCTTTATTAGCCAAGTCAGCTATAGAACTACCAGCTTTATCCACAGTAATCCATGTAATTGAGCTGGGGTTGGACAGGGATTTATATAAATTGTTTTGCCAAGCAGTCCATACAAAGTCACCTGCTTGTCCCCTAACAGGGGGTGGCGGTAGGCTGAAAGCTGCCATTAAGCACCACCTTTATTTATATCAATTTCCACACCTTCTAAACGAAGTAGATGGGGTAGGGCATAGGTTATTCTAAAAGCCCTACGTCTAAACATACCAAGCTGTTTAAGCTGAGGTAAGTCAGAGTTGAATATAACGGCCCTGTCAGCGCTCCATGTTTTATAGTCATCATCACTCCATGCAATGTTCACTGTGCTGTCTACTAAGGTGTCATCAGGTACATCGCCTACTAATACCAGTCTAGAAGCTGTCTTTCTATTGACAGTTTCAAAGTCTAGTCTAGGAGTCACTATGGAACATGTGAAATTGGTACCTGCATCTGAGTAGTAGTTTTCTGACATAGCATAAATCTTACCTCCAGTTTTAGCTTGTAGATAGGGCACCCCATTAGGACCATCGTGAGCATAGCCACATAAGAAAGCACCAGCAGCACTATCCCACTCACTCCACATCTTAGTATCAAAACTATAAACTAGGGTACGAGTAGTTAGACAAATGACATAAAGCTTTTGACTAGAAACACGGATACAGAAAGCTGTGGCATTGTATACAGCACTTCCTTCTGCTACTAAAGCAGACCTAATGGCAGGTACAGAAATTTCTTTCTCTTTAAAGCCGTCAATTGTCCAAACAGTGTGTCCACCATTACCTGTCTCACCTACTAGAACAACTTCCTTTTCTGTCTGTACAATGGTACCTGGAGCAGATGTTCCAAACTGTTGTACAGCAGCAGCTTCACGAGCTAATGGACTACCTGTAGCAATACCAGCATCGTAAAAATATTCAATAGAGTTGGTACCAATTGCATACAAGAAATTGTTGTTCTTAGACAGTGCTTGGATGGTGTCTGGGTATAGCTCTGCAGAAATGTAAGAACCAGCTGTCCACAAGGAAGGGTCATTCAAATCACTGTTATAAATGTCTTCTGTATTCTTCTTAGCTACAAATAAATATCCATCTAAGAAAATAGGATTGGGTAGATGAGGTGTTGGAAAGTCTACATCAGTAATGAGGGTTCCTGCCGCTGTAGGAGAAGCAAATACATACCCTTTAACTCCGTCTAGCATAACCAAAGAAACCACACCAGAAGCATTGACAAATTCAGTAAAACCACACTGTCCTGTACTTGTTGTCAGGGTTTGTAAAAAAGTTCCATTGCTGTAAACTGAGCTACCAACTACTGACATAGCATAAGAAACACCAGACACATTCCAGGTATAGATACCTCTTCCTGTGCCAGTGGTGGTATTGTACACTGTAGATAGACCTGCTCTACTGCGTGTATAGTATTTTGGATTGCTATTGGTTAGTCCTGGAATTTCCTCAATGAGCATGTTAACCATGCGGGCATCGTAAGCAGTGTTTCCACCTCGTTGTTGTGGGTTATTTACAAAATTAACCCGTTTAGTTGTATAGGTAGAAACTTTAGGGGTATTTGTAAAGGCCATTAGAAACGTCCGAAGTTATTAGGTTGGATATAAAAACTGCTATCTTCACTACCAAAAGAAAGAGCGTTGGCATGGAAGGTTGTAGCCTGCATAGAAAGCACCTTGCGGTCTTCTAGGGGAATGCCGTATTCAGGAGCCAATCGGTCAGCCAACCCATAAATCACTGCTTCTGTCCAATAGGCAGGAAAATCTAGGTTGTCTGTACTTGCGTTCATATCCTCGAAAGGGCGTTGATAACGTATACTAATAGTGTTGCTGCTATCAGCAGGCAGAGGCCACAGATTAATTGTTCCATAGGTACTCAAAGGTTGGTAATATAGGTTTACCGGTGTTCCAGAAGAATAGGTTAGAGGTAGGATGTTGTAG